AGATCCTTAGCACGATTTAGTTTTTTCTGTTGTGTAATCTGTTTCTGGGCTCTCTCGGTTTCTGATGGAGCCGCTTCGGAAATTAGATTTTCGATTTCTTCTTTCATTTTTTTTCTTCGGTTAATGCGAGAGAGTAAACTTTTTGCTCCCTTAGAACGTCCATCAATATAATCTTTATTTGCTTTTTTATACGCTCTATGTGAACGTGGTTTCACAACTACAAGTGCAGGTGGCATAGACAGTGAAGAACCATCTCCTGCTTTCATTTCATTCAAATTAGATTCAGTTGCTTCAGACATTCTTGATCAATTTCTTGGTTAAGGGACTCTGGTAATCTATTTAGGAATACTAGAAATGCTTTTAATAATGGCCAATACGTTGCTTCTATCTTGAAAAATAGAAGCGGTGTAGCAGCGTCATCAAAAGCATTATACATGAGAATAATATGATTTAGAATTAGATGAGTTTTCAATTCACCATTTGTTTCATATCTTTTGAATAATCTTTTGATATATTTGAATCGATTCAAATCTTCTTCGAAGTCCTCATACGTTACCGATGTAGGATTATCATAATGTTTCATTGCAAACATGATCCAATTATCTTTAGTCAACTCATCAAATATCATAGATTATCATGCATAGGTAAGTGAAGCAGAAGTAGAAATAATCTCTTCAGTACCACCAGCAGAGGTAATCTTCACACGGAACTTATAACCATCGTAGGTTGCTTTAGCTGCTGCAGTGAGAGTAAGAGTTGCTGTGGTAGCACCAGTATAAACACCAGTATTTGTAAGATTAGTCCACTTAGCTGTTTGCGAAGCAGTTTGGTATTGCCATTGATAAGCAAGAGCTCCAGGAGTTCCAGTAGTAGAAGTAGAAACAGCAAATGTTCCAGTGAAAGGAGTTGCTGCACCAGTTACATTAGCAGGTTGGGATGTGATAGTAACTGCAGATGCTACGTCTGCTGCAATAGTATCATCAGCCTGAGTTTCGTTAGCGTTAAGATCTGGATTAGCAATCGTTATAAGATGCTCTGCTTTATGGCGAGTATTACCATTTGTATCCGTGTATGTAAAATATGACCACCATCCAGGAGCATTAATACCACGTACTTTGTTTTCATTCAAAGCAGCTTCTGTATTATCGACAAATACAATTGTTTTTGCTTGTGCAGAAGAAGCAACACCTCTACCTGCTTTAGTTTTATTAGTGTTGCTATCAGTCCTTCCGTATAGAGACATTTATACTCTCCGATTAAACTTTATATCTAAGAAATATTTATAAAAAAAGGGGAGTTACCTCCCCCAAGAAATCTAAATTTTATTTAAAAATCAGCAATTCTTTAGAAGTGCTGTTCTTACAGTTCCTGCAATTACATCATCAATATCATTATCGGTAGTTTTTACATAACGCTCAAGTAATTCAACTACTAGACGCTTAGTGTGACAAGAACCAAGTGCTGCAAAAAGAATTGGTTTTACTAGTTCTACAATTGCTCCCATAATACCCTCCGTATGTTTGTTTTGGGTTTCCCTTTTTTATTTATTCTTTCTCTTGACTTTTTAAAGCTCTAAGAATATATTTCTTATTCTTTTTTTTGCTACCGTCAGTGTCATCTGCTTCATTTGGAATATTGGGCATCACCTCAACGGTTGCCCCCTTCACTTTTTTTCTTCTTCGATCTCCTTACGAATTTCCATCTCTTCCTTCATCTTCTTTTTAGCAGCAATAATTTTGCTTACTTTACCACGACGAGCAGCAAGATACTTATCTGACTTATCATGATCGCCATCATTATCAATGTCCTTATCTTCCTTGCCTACTGGATCAAGTTTCTTTTCGGTAATATCAACATCTTCTTTCTTCATCTTATTCTTTTCTTTCCAAGCAGTTGCATATGCAATGCTCTTTTCTTTTTCGGAAACACCACCTTTAGAATAACCCTTCTTGATGTGCTTTACCATACGCTCATACTTTTCACCTGGAGGTGCTTTCTCATCAAGTTCAATAACACCAATTTCTTCTTTCACACACTTGTCTTTACCATTCTTGGTTCCAGCATACTTATAACCTTTCCAGCAAGCTTTACCATCAGCACCTTGCTCTTTACCTTCTTCATTCTTTTTCTCGAAAACATAATGAATATTATCAACCATTAGGTTGAAAGCTTCCTTCATTGTTTCTTCTTTTTCTTTCTTTTCTTTTTTCTCTTTCTTCATTTCGGAATGTCCAGATCCACAGGATTCTTCCATTTTATCTTCTTTTTCATCACATGAACATGGATCTTTCTTACACTCCTTGCACTTCTCTTCCTTAGCAAGGATAGTTGTGTTACGAATAGTAGCACCATGTGATTGCTTGATACCAGAACCAGTGCGAAGATCTACTGCTGGATCTGCCGCACCTGCACCTGCTTTTGGATCTTTCTTTGTAATCGTGTCTGTGTTCTCTTTCTTAGGTAGCGTAGGAATTCCTTCTTCGGATACCTGCTTCACCCCACCAAGATAAGCAGCGGTTGATTCAATTAATGCTTTAGAGAAATCATCATGATGACGAACTGTTGTCGTTGGTTTCTGTCTGTCCATTTGTAAAGAATATACTTTTTTTCCTTTCTTTATTTATGTTTTCAGACACATTAACCTCACGGATATCCTTCACCCAGGCACGGAACATTCTACTATCTTCTGTAATAACAATAACATAGTTAGTTCCAGAACGATGAATACGTCCTTTTTCTCCAGTGACTGCAGACATTACATAGTCACCTTCTTGGAAAACTTCTTTTTGAATATAACGCTCACGAAGAGTTTCTTGTCTTAACTGCTTGAAATTTTTCATTTTGCGTTATTTGTTAATGGAGAATAGGAGACTCGAACTCCTGACAGCCTGCTTGCAAAGCAGGTGCTCTACCAACTGAGCTAATTCCCCAACATGTATTCTACTGTGTTTGCTACATCGTTCATTGCATCACGAAGATTTGGACGTTGCCCAGATTCTTGTTTAACAATAGGACGGTGATCATCAGTAAGAGTCCATCTCCATTGTTTCATTTCTTCGCAATACCACAAATTAATTTTCATATGAATAGAGATAGACTAAACGGAAAGGGTGGGATTCGAACCCACGGATGCTTTCACATCGCTAGTTTTCAAGACTAGAGCCTTCAACCACTCGACCACCTTTCCAAAAAAGCATCAGAATGATGCATCATAATACTTATTTATTTCAAGTTCCTCATACTCATGTCGTTGAGGATCGTAGATATTATCTAGATCCTCTTTGCTGATGTTATGAGCAACTATTTCTTTTTGATCGTAGACGTGATAAATTTTATCGGTCGTCTGCTGCTCGATTTTCGGAATAGAAGACATCAAACTCTCCTCCTGGATAACGCTTAAGTAGTTTGTTTACGTTAGTGGAAATCACATCATCAAACGAAACCTCTAGAGCATTACATGCTTGGGCAACATACCACATGATGTCACCCAACTCAATAATAAGATGTTCTCGATTGTCGTCGTTCCAAGGCTTACCTTGGAATACCATCTTTTTAATGATCTCAAGAAACTCACCACCCTCAGCATTAATACCAACGCCAGCAGTAAGCAGTCGTTCAATATTGGCACCCTTAGAATCAAGTTCAACAAGACGATCAGAAAGATATACAAAATCTTTGGAAGCATCGGATGTTACTTCATCAACGAATTCAACATAACGATCAAAGTCAACGTGCTTAGTCATAGATTAGATTACGAACTGGGAAAATTTATTAATACGAGATTGTTTGCTTGAGATTTCCTCAAATGCTTCATACGGTTCTTCCTCCACAGAATTGAGAAGGTCACCACCGTCTGAATCCTCTACATTATACAGCTTCATCTTCGATCTGTCAACCCCCACAGTAAATCTTTTGTTGAATGTGGGATCGTTATATCGGTTCTTGAGTTGTTTGACCATGATGCGACCAGATTGTTCAAGTTCCTCAGTAGCGATAAGAGCAAACATAAAGTCAGCTGTAGCGGGAAGACCAAAAGACTCGGAAGTATCGGTAATATCAACGTCGCTATTGCCAAAGCCACTCCTAGTAGTTTGAGTAGCAGAAACAATTGGAAGGTCATGCTCAACAGCAAGACCTCTAAGTTCTTCAGCAATTGCTTTAACATAGGTGTAACTATTTACGATTTGACCTTTGTATCTTGAAGATGCACATATGTTAAGGTAATCGATAAAGATAATGTCAGGTTTGAAATATTTCTTCAAACTCAACTCATTAAGGAGTGCCTTGAAATGACCAGCATGAGCAGACGCAGTTGGATATTCTTTGATAATAAGTTTACCCTGTGTCTTGTTACCAATCTCTTTGATGCGAGATGTAAAGATTGATTCTGGAATAGAACCAATATCTTTAATATTTACATTCAAAAGATTAGCATCGATACGTTCTGCAATTTTTTCTTCTGCCATTTCAAGGGTAATGTAAAGAACATTCTTTCCTTGAGATAAACATGCAGAAGCAAAGTGACACATAAAAAGAGATTTTCCAACACCAGTTCCAGCAAGTGCAACGTTAAGTGTTTTATTTGGTAGACCACCTTTAGTAATAAGATTAAACTTCTCAAGATCAAAGGGAATCTTCTCTTCTTTCAAGTGGTAATAATCATAACGCTCTAAAGCATTATCAACATAATCATGTCCTACATGTTCGTCGAAAGATACTGCCAAGGCTTCTTGTAGGATACTTGGGATCGCATCCTTTGATACCTTTTGATCGCCTCCATCTGCGATCTTGATCGACTCAAGGAGGGCAAGGTAGATTGCTCTATCTTTACACCATTTTTCTGTCGTATCAATAAGCCAGTTATATTCAACATCAACTTGATTGAGTTCTTTAATTTTCTTAACTGCGTTCTGATACGATTCCTCATTTAAATCTTTTCTTGTTTGTAAATTAATTTCAAGCACTTCCGATGTAGGTTGTGCTTGATACTTACTAGCAAAGTCCCAAATCTCTTCGTAGATTATCTTTTCAGAATAATCTTCAAAGTATTCTGGTTTAATAAAAGGAACTACCTTGCTATAGTAATTTCTATTAAAAAGTAGGTTTCTTAAAATAGTTTGTTCAATCCTCTCCATCTTCTGCTCCATACGTAAATTCTTTCTTGGCTTGTTGCTCAAGAAGTTGCATTACGTCTGGAGTAAAGTATTGTTCTGGATCAGCAAGAATTTGTTTGCCATAAATTTTCTTCCCATCAATTTCATAACGACCAGCAGTATTCTTCCAGAGACCAGCACGTTCTCCCAATTCCAATAGACCGTAATGCTGTTCTAGACCACGTTCATCAAAGAACAAACGTGTTTCAATTTTAGATCCCTCACGGGTCAGACGGGACTTTTTCGCCTCACATTTAATAATGTTTCCGACCAGATCGGTTCCTTCTTTTTCTTTTTTCTTCGAGAGGTAAACGATTGTGCTAGCAGAATACTTAAGACCACTACCACCGCCCATCTCTTTTGTAGGAACGTAAGCACCAACAACGTCATAGGTATGATTTGTTACTAACATTGGAATGTTTGCCTTGCCAAGTTTCAACGTAAGAATCCTAAACACAGATTTAACGAGTTGGGCTTTCGTCATATCACGAACGTTTTTATCGTCCGAGGCATCTTGAACTTCCTTGTTGGTGGCAAGCATACCCAAGGAATCTAACACAAACATAAGTGGTTTGCGTTCTTCCTTAGGTTGCTCCATGTATTTATCAATGATACGTACAGCCTGTGTACGAAACTCTTCAATAGTATCAATAGGAAAAATAACAAGTCGCTTTGAATCGATGTTGCGACTTTCGATCATTTGCTTACTAATAGCGGATTCTGTTTCAAAATAAATGACTCCAGCATCGGAATCAGTATCAAGGAAATGACGGACAACAGAAAGACAAAAGAAGGTTTTACCTGTACCACTGTCTCCTGCAAGAGCGGTGATTTTGTTTGATGGGATTCCACCAAACAACGAACCAGAAACCAACGCATTAAATACGTAGCTGCCAGTATCAATAAAAGATTCAATGTCGCCAGCAGCAACACCATCGGAAGCCATTGAAACGAATTCATTTTTGCTATCCTTAATTACTTGAGATAAAAAGTCCATAGGTTATGAAAAGAAACTGAGTAGTGAAACTTTGCGTTCGGCGTCCCATCCGATACATTCTAGCACATTCCTGAGCGGATCGTAGAACGACTTCTCAAATTGTAATGTGTAGTCAACGTATTTGTCAAGATTAAATTCTTTAGGGATACTACCAAAGAAACTAATAACATTTTCGTTGATGGGATTTGGGAGCTTTAAATAAATGAATTTTACTTTTTCGCCCTCTTGAATGAGAGCGTGCTTATGAGTAAGTTTATACTTGCTAAGGTAGTGATTATACAGTAATGCACCTCGCACTGCAATAGGTGTACCCTTCTTATAAATGTCTGCATTACTTTTGTACTTGTCGAGACCATTGCAACCTCTTGGAAAAGCGACGTTTAAATAATCTTGCTGTTTGGTTTCTTCCTTAACTTCTTCAATAAAGTTAAGGACATCTTCATTTGTTTTGTTGATGATAATTGTATATGCCTTGAGAAGTTTATCTCGAAAATAAGCAGGTGTAGAAGAACGAGCAGTTTCCATGCCACAAATTTTCATCTTTGGTTCTTTATACCTAACACCTTCACTGTCCCATACATTAAGAACATAACGTTTCTTCGCAGTCCAGAAACCACGATTGGCAATGTTCTCACGCTTCATAAACATCTTCTGTGCATAAGCATTTACATATTCTGCCAGTTCTTGGTAAGAACTTTCAATATAAGGTTCAAGTTCCATTTGACAGATCTTGTCAAGGAACCCCACAATTTTCTGATCAACTTTCTCTCTTCCTTGGTATACACGTTCAACCAGATCGCCCAAATTAAGATACATTGAATCAGTATCACAAGCAATAACATAATCAACTCCATCTGTTTTTAGAATCTTATTAAGATATTGATTGGTCTTTTCTTCAATCCAACGAATTGATAGTTGACCAGAAAGAGTAATTGCCTCAGCAATTTCAAGTTTATAATAACGAAAGTGCTCGTTACCAATAGCACCATAAGCAGAGTTGAGTTGAATCTTACGTGCCATCTGAATGTTATTACATCGGGCAATCTCTTTCTTCAATTCTACTGATGGATTATTTTCATATTCTTGCTTTGCTTTGAGCATCTTCTTTTTGTAGATTACTCGTTCTTCATAGATCTTCTCCATGAGTTTAGGCAAGAACCCTTGATATTCTGTTGTGTAGTATGTGCCGTTAGCACACAGAGTTTGACCTTGCAAATCAGAAGTATCAATTTCTCCCTCAAGAAGTCGGTCCACATTCGCATTAGGATGACGATGTGGCAATAGAGTTTCTGGAGAAATATTATACTGCATGATCAAATGTGGATACAGAGAGTTAAGGTCAAAATTAACTACCCAATCATACATCCCTGGCTTAGGTTCTTTCACAAATGCACCAGCATACTTAGCAGATTTGTGACTTTCTTTCTTGGGAGGAATCACAATCTTCTGATCATGAAGATACACATAGATGATGTTATCCCACATACGAACCTGAGAATACACATCCTCGTAGTTGACCTTAGCATCATATGCCATCGTAACTGCGAGTTCAAGAAGTTTCATCTTGTCATCCAGTTTATCTACAAGGCGAACGTCGTGGATATTATACTCTACAAACTTCTGCCAGTTATGTGTATAGAATTCTTTAAAAGTATCATACTCACTATGATCAAGTTTCTTTTCGCCAAGTTCTACTTCACAGATATGGTCGAGACGATATGACTCTTGATTAGTGTAAGTGAATTTACGATACAGTTCAAGATAGTCAAGCGTTGCAATACCACTAATGTCATATGCAATCTGCTTGCGACCTTTAATAAAAATTTCTCGACATAGAGTAGTTCCCCAAGGAGAAATCAAACGGGTTTCTTTTTCACCGAGAATTCGTTCAACTCTACGGAAGATATATGGCATATCAAATAGTTGAACGTTCCATCCAGTGATAATATCTGGATAGTTAGAAGACCACCAGTGAAGGAATCCTTTCAACAATCCTGTTTCAGTTTCAAAATGCATATACTGAACATTAGGATCATTGTTATTAAAAGGTCTTGCACCAAATACAATGATGCGACCCATAACACTATCCTTGACACTGATACAAAGAATCTCTTGGTCGGCAGATTCAATATCAGGGAATCCATTCTCTGCACCAGTTTCGATATCAATAGTAAAGATACGAATCTGATTCATATCAAACTTGATTTCTTCATCAGGATACTCTTCAAGAATATACTGATTTAGAAATCTCGTTTGACCATAGATTTGAAAGTCTTCGATCTCACCATGATCTTCAATAAATTTCTTGGCGTCTCGAATTGTTCCCTGTTTTACTGGACGAACATATTTGCCATCCAGTGTTTTCCATTCTGATTCTTTTGCTGAAGGAAGAAACAGGGTCGGATTATATTTAATTTTATCCTGAAATTGTTTACCATGCTCATAACCACGTACTAGAATATTACTTCCAGATTGTTCAACGCTGGTATAAAACTTCATGCTGTTTCTTCTTCAATAAGTTTTTGATAGGAGGATAAAAGGAAAGTGTCTGGTTCAGTAAGAACAGATATATCAGACGATCTGACAACGATTTCTCGTTCATCACAGTGAACTGGCCAAGGACCAAGACACTCTCCTGCTACCTGATACGGATATTTTAGCACACAGTCTGGATCCCCGAACTCTACATCGGGAATCTCTGTGATATTTGTAACAAGCCAGTCACCATCAAATTTAATTAACTTAATCATACTACTTCAGGATTAATTATCTTTTCAATCTCTTCTTGCTGAAGTTTTGTATTTTGAGTTAATTGTTCATATTGGTCAACCTTTGCTTGATACGCCACAGAAAGACCAGGATCTGGTTGACCAATTGCCAAAACACTATCATAAGGAATTCTAAATTGAGTATCAATGGCGTATGGACACCACTTACTAAATTTAACTTGAAGATCTTGTTCTGGATTATCTTGATTGTCAACACTAATTAAAGTTAATTCATAGGGATGATTCATCACAAGACAAATTCCTTTCTGCTCTTCTCCTTCACCTTCAAAAGCTTCTTGAAGGACAGTAATAAGTTTTTCTCCAGTTTTAAGAACTACAATAGAAGAATTAAGTTTTTGTGTTTCAGTTGTCATTTTCAGTTTCCTCTTTGGTTTGAATTTGATTAGGTTCCGCTCCTCCATCAATGGGATAGTAAGGCTTAACTATCTCAACATATCTATTTAAAATGGGTTCGGTAGGATCACCCATTGTCATAACTTGCTCAAAAGGAATTCTATAAGCAAAGTTTTTAGTGAATGGCATCAATGCGGTAAAAATAATTTTTGGATCTTCTGGTGTACTTCCTTCATCAAAGGAAACTACAAATGGAACTTCAAATAGAAAACAATAAGGTGTATTGTCATCGCTTTGTAATTCACTGACTTTAGCAATTACCTGTAAGTCGTTCTTCAGAAGAACTATTTTAATAGAGTCCATAGTTCAAATTATGTACAAAAGTATTATAGCACACAAAGTAAAATGGGGCAAGTGCTGATGCTGACCAGCTTGCCCCATATTGTGCCGACGATACGATTTATTTATTC